ACTTCCCCCTGGTGTTTTATCTGTAGATAATATTTTTACCCAAGTGAGTGCATCATCAAGTATTCCAGGAAATATATTTAATATTAAATATCAATTATTTTTGAATGATATCTATGCTTTCACAAATAACCAGATACTTCATTATTATATGGTTCAAAATTATATGGAAACTTTAGACTGGATTACAAACTCAAGGTTATATAAGAGAATTAGATATACATCAAATACAAATAAATTATATGCTGATATTGATTGGAGAGAACTTGGTGTTGGAGATTATATTGTAGTTGATTGTGTAATGGCAGTTGATCCCGTACTATATCCAAAAACTTTCAATGAGCATTGGTTAAAAGATTATGTTACGGCACTATTTAAAGAACAGTGGGGTCAAAATTTAAGTAAATATGATGGAATTCAAATGCTTGGTGGTGTGACCTTGAACGGAAGAAAAATTTTAGAAGAAGCAAAAGCAGAACTTAAAGATATTAAAGAGGAACTAAGAAGTACTTTTGAACTTCCACCATTAGATCTAATAGGTTAATATCATGACAAATTCATCTCCATGCACACAAAGTCCCGATCCAGTTCCAAGTTGTCGTCTAAGACTCAATGGTACAACTTCAGAACAAAATCTTTTAGCAGATTTAATTACAGAGTCGATTGATATTTACGGACAGGACGTATATTATATTCCAAGATCCTTGGTAAAAGAAGATACTCTTTTTACCGAAGATACTATGTCTTCTTTTAATGGATCATATTTAATTAGAGCATATTGCAATACTGTAGATGGATGGGAAGGACAAGGAGATTTATTGAGTAAGTTTGGTATTCGTATTGAAGATAAAACTACATTTATAGTTTCAAGAAGAAGATTTGCTTCAAGTGTAGATGGAACTCCTCAAATTGGATTTGAAGTTGCTGGTATTATGAATTATCAGGGTCAAGCAACTGTCGCACAAAATTCTGTAAGTGTTGGATTAGGTAACCCTGAATGGGGTCCAGCAATTCAAGCAAATCCATCAAATTACGAAATTATATTTAATGGTGGATTGACTGCTACCATTGTAACTGCTACTGGTACTGCATCTCCAGGAGCACAATGGACATTTACTGGTATTTGGCCTGCAAATAATACTGGAGCACCAGTAACAATTCATTCTAAAGACTATACCCCAGCCTTTATTGGTGCAGATTTAATAGTTGACGGAAGACCAAATGAAGGTGATTTAATTTGGACTCCATGGGCAAGTGATTTATATCAAATTACTTTTGTTGAGCACGAAAAACCATTCTATCAACTTGGAAAGGGATATGTTTGGGAAATTAAATGCGAACTCTTCCAATATAGTCATGAAGATCTTAATAGTGGTATTACTGATGTGGATGAAATTGAAAACGAAGAAGGATATACATTAGATCTTACTGTTGCGTCTGGAGGAACTGGTAATTTTACTGTAGGAGAAACTATATTTGGTAAGTCTAATGATGCTACAGCTTACTATACACATCAAGCGTATAATGCTGGATTTACTATTTCTAATCCAGGGAAAGGTTATAATCCATCAAGTCCTCCTTCAGTCATCTTTGCTGCTCCTCCTGAAGGAGGAACGCAGGCAACTGGAACTGTCAATGTAAATAGTTCTGGGCAAGTTACTGGGATAACATGGATAACTGTAGGGTCTGGATATATAACTGCTCCTAGTATTACAATTTCAAGATCACCAATAGCCGTAAGTGGGGAAGTTGTTTCTTGGAATTCAACCACAAGAAAACTTATACTAAATAATTTAAGTGGAGGATTTAAAGATAATGAAGTTGTTAAAGGAGTTACTTCTTCAGCACAATGGACTATCAATATATTAGATTCTTACAATTTAGGAGAAATTGAAGGAGCTCAGAATAAATACTTTGAAGTGCAAGGAGATATTATTCTTGACTTTACTGAAAAAAATCCTTTCGGTAATATTGGAAATCTAGGAGATACATTCTAATGCTAGGAACTTACTTTTATCACGAAATTTTTAAAAAAACTATTGTTGGTTTTGGAACTCTATTTAATAACATACAGTTAAGAAGAGTATCTGATACTAAAACTGAGGTAATGAAAGTTCCTTTAGCTTACGGATCTGCTGAGAAGTTTTTATCTCGATTGAGGCAATCTCCAGATCCAACTCAACAGAAAGTACAGATTACTCTTCCTAGAATTTCTTTTGAATTGATAGGACTTCAATATGATCCTAGTAGGAAAGTTGCTCCAACTCAGAGTGTGAGAACTGAGGATAAGAAATCATTTATGCCAGTTCCATATAATTTGGATTTTGAATTAAATATATTATCAAAAAATCAAGATGATGCTTTACAAATTGTAGAACAAATTCTACCATTTTTTCAACCTTCGTATAGTGTATCCATACAATTAATACCACAATTAAATGAAACTAAAGATGTATTGATAAATTTAGACAGTGTTACATATAAAGATGACTATGAGGGAGATTTGGATGAGAGAAGAACTTTAATTTATACGTTGAAGTTTACAGCAAAGACATTTTTATATGGACCAGTAAGAGATATTACACAAATCAAAAAAGTTATTGTCGATACATATACATCTATGGATACCGTAAATGCTCCTAGAGTTCAAAGGTATACCGCACAACCAGATCCTTCAACTGCTGAGTCGGATGATGATTTTGGATTCAATGAAGTATTCTCTGAATTTACAGATGCACAAAAATGGAATCCTCAAACAGGAGCAGATGAACCAATATGAATACGTTTGAAGGTTTAGATAATATTTTTGATATTGAACCTACTGAAATTATTAACATGTCAAAGGAAAGTGAAATTATTAACATGTCGAAGGAAATTATTAGTATTGATAAACCAGAACTACAGCACGACTATGAACTAACTAGAGCACATTTACATAATCTTGTTATAAAAGGTCAAGAAGCTCTAGATGGAATTTTAGATGTTGCTAGAAGTTCAGATCATCCAAGAGCATATGAAGTAGCATTTCAAGGAATCAAAAACGTTGCCGATATTACTGATAAACTAATAGATCTTCAGAAAAAAATGAAAGATATTGATGACACTCCCAAAATAAATCCCACTACAGTTAATAATACTATGTTTGTTGGATCAACATCAGATCTAGCAAAAATTCTGAAGCAAAATACAAAAGAGACTAAATAAAAATAGGAAAGAATTATTTGCGGAGTATTTAAATGTCTGTTTTAAACGTATTGAGTACAACTACCATTGCCGATGCTACTCCAGTATTTTTAATTATAAAAACTGGTATTTACAGAGTTATCCCTCATCAAGGTTCAACAACAGTTCAATTTAATGATGGTCCAGTAATTCAACTCAATCAGGATATTACGGAGGGTCTTCTTCTACAGGGTGGAAAACCTGGAAGAGCAGGTATCACTGGAGCAACTGATTCTGCTACTGCAGTATATACCTTTGGTGATCGTGGTGTTGGTTTAACTGGCGATACACACTCTTTCAGTGTTAATGACTATATTGCAATCGTAGATAGTGTATCTGTTCTTCCTTCTGCATTTGAATCTGCTGCTAGTTCTGGCAAAAAGATTACTGCTGCAACTAGTAATACAATCACCACCGATATAAATTCGTCTGCTGCAACTAGTAATTACACCTACACTGGATCTGATGTTCAGGCATATGCGCATAGATGTGTAAAAATCATTGCTGGTGCGAATGGACTCATTTTAGAAGAAGTTCAAATTGTAGGTGGTTGATATGAAGTCATACAAAGAATTTTTATCTGATCATAATCTAAAAGCAGCAGCAGACTATAGCGAAAGTGCTGCATGGCAACGTTCTTCTGGTAAAAATTCAGAGGGAGGTCTAAATGAAAAAGGACGAAAATCTTACGAAGCAGATAATCCTGGAAGCGACCTCAAATCACCTTCAAAAAAGGTTGGAAATCCCCGCAGGAAGAGTTTTTGTGCGAGAATGAGTGGGATGAAATCGAAGTTGACTAGCGCCAAAACAGCACGAGATCCAGACAGTAGGATTAATAAATCATTGAGAGCTTGGAATTGTTAATATTATGAGAAGTGGTGAAGTATATCTTGGTAATCCAAATTTAAAAAAGGCTAACGTAAAGCAAGATTTCACAAAGGATCAAATTAAGGAATTTATTAAATGTTCCAAAGATCCTTTATATTTTGCAAAAACATATGTAAAAATTGTTAGTCTTGATGAAGGATTAATACCATTTAAAATGTGGGATTTTCAAGAAGAATTAATTCAAAATTTCCACAATAATAGATTTAATATTGCAAAGTTACCTAGACAGACTGGAAAATCGACTACATGCGTTTCGTATTTAATGCACTTTGCAATATTTAATGCAAATGTGAAAATTGCTATTCTGGCAAATAAAGCAGAAACATCTAGAGAACTTCTATCTCGTTTGCAATTATCATACGAGAATCTTCCAACATGGATGCAGCATGGTATTTTATCTTGGAATAAAGGATCTTTAGAATTAGAAAATGGTTCAAAGATTATAGCTGCATCAACGTCTTCTAGTGCTGTTCGAGGAAACTCGTTTAATATTATTTTCTTGGACGAATTTGCGTTCATTCCAAATAATATTGCAGAACAATTTTTCTCGTCAGTATATCCTACAATTTCATCTGGTAAATCTACAAAAGTTATTATCATATCCACTCCCAATGGAATGAATATGTTTTATAAACTCTGGCACGATGCAGAAAGAGGAAAGAATGGTTATATTCCACTAGAAGTCCATTGGTCTGCGGT